ACCGTTGAACCGGAAGAAGGGGAGGATAACAAAGAATATGCTTCGCTCAGCCACCAGTGCTTTGAGTACGGTGTGGTCTGGATGATCTTCCCAAGCTTTTCGGAGGCGAGCTGCTTCCGCTTCTGCTTGGCTATCTGTGCCAACCGCACTTGCTGCGTATCCCAATGCAAGGTCATGGTTCTCCTCGTCTTTGATGTTGGTGAGTAGAAGTTCACGAGCCGTTTCCGGCACCTCGGACTGTAGAGCGTCGTTGATGAACTCTCCGACAGGCAGCTCCAGTTGACGAAGTGCCAGAGCGCGGAAGATAGCCTCCTCCGCCCCTTCTTTCAATTTACCGGCGGTTGTTTGAACTGGGGTCCAAGTCCGCTTCCGTGCAAGCAATTTCTGATACGGGTTCATTCTGCGCAATTACAATCAGGTGCCGAATCCCCTTCAACAATGCCTACTTTCTTAAGAATGCCCGCAAGATAAGCATCAACATCTACGTCGCTAATTGCTGCGTAGGCGTCTGTCTTGTCCTGCGTATCAGACATTACTTGAAGAGAGTAATACAAACTCTTCAAGGGGGAGTTCAACCATCGTGACATAAATTTGCGGTCCATTGTTGTCATATCGGACCACCAATTCATAGAAATTGCGTGAGCCATTCCTGTGCTATCCATGAGCCGTTGCCACTCACAGTTCAGCTCAAAGAATGTGTCCCAACCAACCTCTTCTGCAGTCTCAGTTTTGGGGTGGAACTCATAGCTCTGGACGCCAAGAGTACTACTATCACGATCTACCTTTCGGCTGATCGGAGGTGCAATCTCAGGGGCTGTAGTAAACCCTTCACGGTCCACGTAGCGGTACGCACAAGAGGCTGTAGGAGCCACAGTGAACGCTCGGGACATCTTGTGGTCAGCAGCCACCTTTGCGGCCTCCATAAAGCCCAGCCAGAGGGCTTGTGCAATCTGACCAGATTTGGTACCTACGGTGCCAATACCGTGGTTGCGATTACGAAGGGCAGTAACAAATTGCCGATACGTCACCCCTTCAATGGCGAGAAGATTAGCCAGTCCAAGAACACCAAGACCAACTTGGTTATCTTTGCGGCTGTAAATTCCAGACTCATCGATCCCAGTCTTTTCGTAAAGATCGCACAAGAACTCCATGCCTTCTTTGAAAGCAGTGGGGATGTCACTGATCTCAGTAATCCCGAGGTTGATGTGACTAAGCAGGCAGGTGTCGCGGCTCTTGAGCAGGATCTCCTGGCAAACGTTGGAATAGATCCGCTCTCCGTTTGCGTCGTACTGCTTCTTAACAATCCAAACGTCACCCTTGCGGGCAGCGTCCATGATTGCTTTCAGCTTGTCGGGGTAGTTGATGATGTCAGGATCAACATTGACACAGCGCTTGAGCCAAGGAATACGAGCTCGATTGTAAGTAACAAACTCAAAAATGTCAGGGTGATCTGCGTCGCAATGAGCAACGATTGCACCGTTGCGGTACGTTCCGCCTCTGCGAAGAATCTCGTTGAACTTGGAGTAGATCTCCATGAACCCACAAGGGCCTGAAGATACCATTCCGTGGCTGTTCTTGGTACCTTTCGGACGAAGCTTAGAAAGGTGAATAGCAACGCCTGCACCATACCGAAGAGCTTTACTCGCAAAGATCCAGCTACCTTCCAAACCATCAGGATGCTCGTCCATCGTATCTTCGACGACGAACACCGTACAGCTAATCGGGTACCTGCGAGTCGGGTTCTCCAGCCAACTCTCCACTCGACCCGTCATAGCGATTGCCGAGTTCAATTGTTGCTTCGAGTTCATGTGCCAGGTCCAGTGCGCGGTTGAGTGAGGTGTGAACAAAGTCGTTCCACTGTTCTTCATCTAGTTGAGACAGTGGTTTGAGTTCGGGATGTTCTTTATCGTCCCAGAAGAACTGAATCATCCCTTCGCCGTTTTCAGATTCTTCAAATTCAGCTTCGACGTACTGCCAAGCTTTTTGAGGAATCTGTTTCAGCAATTCATCGTAAGGCTTCATAGGTCTGAGAGATCGGCGGGTTTGTAATTTGGTCCTTTCTGTACCTTTCCATCGACTTTGGTGAAGGGGAGCTTAGACCAATTGGAAAGATACACTCGCTCAAAAACATCATCAGGATCCACGCCGAGAGTATGAAGTAGACCGTACGTGACCCATATGAGGTCGGCGGCTTCTTTAAGAACCTGCGCACGGCCTTCATTGCGATAGGCGTACATGAGCTCATAGAACTCTTCCTCGACGTAGGTGAGCTGCTGTTCGCGTTGCTCGTCATCAGGACTGATTAGCTGGTCCGCTTTTTGCATCCAGCTCCGTACCAATTCGGAGTTCGTAGTCAACATCGTTAATGACTTCTTTGTAAAGGTTGAACTGTTTGGAGCGTTCAAGGTCCCAGGTCTCAGATCTCTTGATCAAGCGGTCAAGATACCACCGAGCTTTCTTGAGATCCTCGGTACCGTTCTTGTGTTGATACCTAGTGACATATTTGATCACGTTGCCTTCGACAAAATCAAAGGCGTGTGACTCAATGTAGTCAATACACTCAATTACTCCTTCATCGAAGGCGTAGTGCATTGGTCGGATGGGATCGAAGTCGGGGTCCATAGTTGAACTTCATCAAAGGTGTACTCGGTTTCGCGGAGGATGCGGGCAAGTCGGGCTTGAGTCAAGGCGTAGTCAGCACCAAAGCCTTTCTTCTTGTACTGAGCTACTACAGTTCTCCATGCGGAGGCCTCTGTAAACCCTTCCGAGGGAATGAGCTTCTCTGCTGTTTTCGGGCCAACCCCAGGGCAACCAGGATAGCCGTCAGTGGAATCACCGGTAAGAGCCTGACGATAGAAATAGACATCAGCTTCAAGTTGAGAAACAAGGTAGGTGTTGCCATCGTTGTCCAGATGTAACCCAGGGATCTGTTTGAGATCCTTGTCTCCAGACCAGATGATTGTTCGCTGCTGGTTTCTCGTAGCCAAGATGCCAAGAACATCATCAGCTTCAAGGCGGTGCCAGCACTCAGAAGGGAAAGAAGATTCCGCCCATCGACGAACCTCTCGATAGCCAACTGGCTTCCGGCGGTCCATCTTCTGACGGTTTGCTTTGTAAGAAGATTCAATCTCCTTCCGAAAGTTTTGATCCGCCGTCCAACAAAGCGTGAACTTGTCAGCTCCTGCTTGATTGACCTTGGTCTCCACTAAGGACGTGAAGGTGATCTGAGCTTCTTTAACTGGAAGGTGAGTTGTGATGATGTCAGGGCACCACTCAATCTCAACTTCTGCTGCAACAACCGCTTGAAACAGCAGCATATCTGCGTCAAGCAGTAGCCAAGTCATCAGGACCTCCTTGATGGGCTTTCAGCTTATTGACTCTTCCCAGGTAATCCAGGGCTTTTATGACGCCTTCAATATCGTCCCCGAGTTTACCGATACCAGTGTTGCAATTATTACAAAGCCAACCTCGATGCTCATGAGTCTCATGACAATGATCCCAGTGCAACTTCTGGTCGGTAGTACCGCAACATTCGCACGGTGTCCCTAGAGGTGGAGTCTTGTGTTTCTTTCGTATTTTGTAATACTCACTGTGCTGCTTACAGGCACACGACAAGCACTCAGGTCTACGCCAAGTGCCGTTACGACCGAACAGCTCTAGGGGTTTTGTTTGCTTGCAGATCTTGCAAGTCTTAGTGGCACTCGGCCCAGTTGTCTCCGACTTTGTACTCCGCACCGACTTCAACACGGAATCCAAGTGACTCTCCTGCCAGGGCAGCAGATCTAACTGCAAGTTCTCCGACTCGCTCGGCGTGTTGTTCGAGGACTGCGAATTGAATCTCGTCATGGACGTGAGCCAGGAATGACCAATCAGTGCCGTAGACAAGACCTGCTTTCGTGAGTTCATCGAAACAGGTGATGTACCAAAGCTTGCTGATTATGGCCCCTGCGCTCTGAAGAAGGAAGTTTAAAGAGCTATGTGAGGACCGGATTTGTATCTGTCTACCATCTAACGCCTTAACAAATCCTTCAGATTCTGCTTTATTCGTAACCATCTCAGTTAGCTTTGCCAGAGCAGGCATATTGCGGAAGTACTTACGCTTCAGCTTCCGTCCATCCTGTCCAGTAATAAGTCCAAGCTTTTCAGCCCCAGCTCCATACATCAGGGCATAGAAGAAGGTCTTGGCTTGGTCTCGTGATGATAGTCCTGCAGCCCTTTGATTCGCTGTGTGGATGTCACCGTTCAAGACTTCATTAGCGAACGCTGAGCCATCAAGAGGCCACAAGTAGTGCGCTAAACATCTCGCCTCGATACCGCTGAGGTCCACGCCAACCTGCTTGGTGCTTCCACCTCCCCCGAGGCGGCCAGGTCCAAACAGAGCTCGGCACTCCGGTCCCAGGACTGACCTGACAGCAGGAACCTGGGCCATATTGGGACTGACGTGGGCACAGCGGGCCGTTGCGCAGCCAACAGTAATCACACTGCCGTGAATCCTGTTGTCACGCTCGACGAGTTTCAACCAGGCGTTGTTGCCTGTGCTGAGTTGACCCAAACGTTTTTGCAGCGTAAGGATCTCAACGAAATCCTCAGCTCCAGGGATCTTTGACAGAACCGTTTCATCCACCTTGGGTTTCCCCGATTCGGTGAACTCCTCTGGCTTCCAGCCCAGATGGTTCTGTAACACCCAAGCAATGTGATCCCGAGAGTTTGGATTGAGATCCACGAGGCGACACATAGTTGCATCAGCCACGTACCCTCTGGGGCCGTTGTCTCGCTTAGGAGTAAAGAGCCCTCCGTCAACGAACGGGAACCGTTGTCTCAATCGCTCGTTGAGAATATTCAGTTGTTGGTTGATCTCTAGCTCTAGCTCCAGCGCCCCTTGAACGTTGAAGCCAAAACCAGATCTCTCCTGCAGGGATATGAGTTGCGCAAAACGCATCTCAAGGTTTACGGCACAAGGGATGCTTTCGGCCTTAGGTTGCAACCTGTGCCAAAGCTTAACATTT